AAACGGGAGCAGCAGGTGCAGAGCTTCCAAACGCTTGACTTGTGCTAACAATAAGTGCTGAAAAGTCAGATGCTGCTGTTAGCAACGACTCCAATTCCTCCTTGTTTGCAGCATAAAGATTGATAAGAGTTCCATCTGGTGACTTGAAATTCACCTGGAACTTTGTTGATTCTGGTGCAGCCATTTACTTACCTCCATTATGTTTGATTGAAAGGCGCAGACTATCCTTGCCTTTTATAGTTGGTACGAATCCAAGTATCTCTTGGACTTTATCTTTATCTACTTGCTTAGGTCCAGCTATCTCACTCCATCTAACTTCAACGCCTGTAGCTGTAACCCCGACAACACCAGTCAGAGCTTCTCGCAGAGAGTCCTTCTGAGTTGTCAATTCCTTTATTTTGTTATCTAACTGTAGATATTCCAAAGCCTGATTACTTGCCTCATCAGATTCAATGAGTGGTAGTTCAGTCTTGGTACGTTCTTTTTTTAGACCAACGCATCCAATCTCACCAGATGCGTCAAAGTATTTACAGTAGAACTTACAGTAGCTCTCATCCTTTTCAGGTTCAGGAGCAACCTCACTTGTCTTGATAGCCTCTAACCAAGATAAGGCTTCAAGCGCGATGGAAGTATCGTACTTCTCTGAGTGGACCTTTACATCGCGCTCGTCACCGTCTCGTGGTATAGCCACTAGATGCACATTGTGGACCTTCCCCAATCCACTTTGTTCTATTAGGTATCCGTAAGTATGTACTTGCCAGCGTTGCTGCTGGCTTGGAAAATAAGCGAGGTTCTTCAACTTCACTGTCTTCCAATCAACTACATCGCCTGTCCCAGGAATGTAGAGATCTACGTGGGCCTTCATTCCATTATGCTCAACAGTCTGCTCAAGCATAACTTCTTTATTCTTTGACAAAGCCTTTTCAATGGTGTCGTGGATAGCAGTTCCCATAATTGCAGCGAGCTTCAACTCTCCGCCATTGGTCTTTGGTTGTGCGTTTAATTTATACCAGACCTTACGGCGACAGCCACCTAACTCTGATGGACCTATCTCTGTTTGTATTGACCTGCTACGAGAGTTCTCTTTCTCATAGAGAGCTTTAACTAATAAATCTTTTACATCCATTTGTATTCTTCCCACCTGTTTATTGTAATCCGAAAGAATATCAGATTGATTACAAATATTCTAGCCAACAACTGAATAGGAACATCATCATATTGTCTGTAGTAATCAAGACCAAAACCCCAGTTACCTATACTTCCGCGAGTAACATACGTGCTCCATCTATGTTTCATAGCAACCTTCCTTGAGTGACACATTGAATCGGAGGGCAGGTATTGATGTCAAGGATGCTGGCTATTTCAACGGCGCGTCTGGCGTGTTGCTCTACATTACCCAAAGTGAGACGACCCACACGATCATAAAGATAACCGAGAGCATAAGCACCACCACTGCCGATTCCATAAACGCCTTCATCCGACTGGACGAACGAGAGGTCTGTTGCAATATGGAATAGGTTGCCATCAAACGATATAAGGTAGTCAAACCCTGCTTCTTTGTCTTTCGCTGCTTCATAAGGTTCATATCCATTCTCTTTGAATGCTTTAAGTATGGATGGCATTACCTTCTTACCCATCCAAGCCACGGGATCAGCTCCCTTGTAGGGTGGCGGGTTCCAGTTATAGGCGAGAATATCACCAGGTCTGGAATCACCTACCAGTCCCAGTAAGTATTTACCAACACTAATAATCTTTGGTGTAGTACTACTTATAGTCCGTAAGTTATCTTCAGTAATCTGGCTATCAGCAGCCAGTATCACCAAGTTTTCTATTTGTATTCCTACCAGTGTCGTCATAGCAGAGAAATATACCTTCCTACGGCGTGTCGTATCAGTAACGACACACCTCGTCATTAAAATATGAGCGGAGCGAATGAACAGTAACAACGTTCCGAGCCGCCTAGAGGCGGCGAGAGGCGACTGACATCAGGAAGGAGCCGTGAACTCAATGTTGTTCCGTCTACTTCGGCTGTTGAAATATAACACACCTCTTCCGCCAATACAGGCAGCTAACCTTAGAATCTTAGGACCAATCCACGCCTGCTCTTGTGGCTCTACAGTCTTTAATATCTTTGCTCAGTTTGAAGACTATGATATTGCTTGGTGGGGTTTAGATGGAAGTTGTGCTAACTGTGGCAACTTAGTCAAGGTGCCTTGTCCTGTAGATAAAGAGTGCTAAATTTAGCATCAAATTTTGGGCATAAAAAAAGAAGCCCCCACCCCGTTAGGGATGAGGGCCTTTGCCTCGCGCTTGCTACAAACTATTAGTTTGAACCACGTCCAAACTCTGGGGCTGATTGATCTAGCCACTTGAGTACTGGACCTAGGAAGCCAGCTAAGGCTGCAGTTCCAAGGACCTTAAGATCAGTCTCTCCTGCTAGGTATAGTGCAATAGCTGCAGCAGCGGCTGCACGAAACCAAGTAAGACCGACTTGCTTTAATTGTTCCATTAGATTGCCTTTCGTTTAATTGATATCTCCAAGGTGTGAACCTTGCAGCAGGTGCATACGGGTGGCAAATTGCCACCTTCTGCTACCTTCTTCTTTGGCTGAGGCTGTAATTTAGCCAGAGCCTGGTTCACAATTTTAGGTTGATTCATCCACCAAAACCAAGGGCTAGTGTCATTAGCCATATCAGCGTTGATAGAAATATGAAGGTGATTAATATGAGGGTTACTACCACTGTAAGGACGATTGCCAGACTTAGCCAACTGGCGTGACCAAATCTTTTTATTGAAGATAAGGTAGGAAACGCGCTCATCCTCTTTAAGTTTCTCAAAAATAATGGCACAGTCAATACCTGCCTTTGGGTCGTTAGTCAGGTCTACTGCTAATCCAGTATTGTGATCTGAATTAGGGTTTTGTTTAATGTGTGCCGATGAAGGCAATAATCCGTCTGAGATTTTCTTGCGCTTCGGAAACAGCGCTGTTGCTTGTCGTAGTACAGCTATCGCAGCAGGACTGGCTTTCTTCACAACAGGTTTCATTCATTTCCTCAGTGCTTCCTTGATTAACTCTGTTAATAATTCTACTTTTTCTTCTAGTAAATCAATTTTATCTTTCAGGCTAGAGCCACCATTGGGACGTAGTTCATATAGGTAATGCTTAACTAACCAGCGTACAACGCCAGCAAAGCCAGTGATTAAAGTTAGTCCTGCTATGGCTAAGCCAGCCCATTCTGTAGGTGTCATTTATACGCTCCGTATGGTTACTAGCAAAGTGCCTCCAAAGCCTGAGAAACGCTTATCTGTTGGTGTGCGGTTGATAAAGTCCATCTCTTCTATAAGACCGATAAAGGATTCACCTGTTCTGAAATCCTGAACAACAATGGTATCGCCAAGGTTTTCTACTGCTTCAAGTTGTTGCATACGATCATAGGCAGAACCTTCATAGCCCACCTCTACGCCAAACTTATCGCTCTCGTGGTCATAGCAGAAGACTGGATATTGAATCAGTCTCTGACGAGGGATTGCTGGTAGAGATTTAATCTGATAGCCATTAAATGTTGGACCAAGTGTGGTATCAGATGTGGACCTAGTAAAGGTAAACTTGAATCCTAGATACTCCTGAGCTGAAGCAGGATAAGGGATACCGCCTTCTGTTACGGTTTCACCTTGAGAATAGGTTCCGATATTGTATGAAGTTCCAGCGGCATCAATAGATTGCAGACTCAAACCACCATTGGTAGAGATGAATCTAGGAAAGAGCAACTTAAATATCTTAGGCTCTAAGGTGTTATAGCGGATATAACCAGTCTGCAGATAACCAGATGCAACCTTGACTCCGTATGATTCAATCCATACTCCATCACCTGGAACGCTAAATGCTACGCGATCTGTGCCACCAAGAAAAGCTGTCGAGTTAGTAAGAGTAGTCTCGCCAGAGGCGCATACATCCCAAGCATAGGCAAAGACTAGGCTATTAGTAACTACTGGCTGTGATAGGTCAATACGGACTAGACCTGATTCGCCATCTTGTTTGGTAGATACATAAGCAAACTTATCTCTAAAGACCACATCAGTACACTCTGTTTCAAACAGTAGCGGTCCATAAGAGACATCGCCGTCAGTACCTAGAATTCCTACTCGCACACCTTTGTTGGTGCATAGTACCGCGTAGACACCAAGGTAGGTATCAAAGGTATTGATAATCTCACCTTCTGGTAGGTCTATCACTACCGAAGGAACGCTTAACTCTGGGAAACCAAGAGCATTAGCGTTAGTTAAATCTAAAGTCATCTTGTATACAGATGAGTTTTTACGGCTATAGCCACCCACATAGATAGCATTAGGACCTTCTGAGATAGTAGTCCAAGTCCAGTCAGTCTGCGGATGGGTGTAATGGTCTGAAGGTAAAGCTCCACCACCAGTATGAGTAGGGTCTAATTCATAAACTTCATTATTGATAGTAGCAATTAAGCGTTGCTTGATATATTTAATTCTGGCACTGGTTGTAGATGAAGCATTATAGATTTCAGTGCTGCTACCTGATGCGATAAGACCTCTGTGAACTTTAGTAGTATTGATAAACCAATACCTAATTCCATCGGTAGTTAAATCAAAGATAGTTGATGCAGTTCCTGCTTGGGTATAGGTAGATGAGGTAGGAGTATCATTGCTCATCGTAATCTTCTTCAAATCAATACCATCTGCTACGACTAGACAGTCATTAGTTCCATCATTAGCACCGATAATGATTGGGGTATTGGCGCTAGATAAAGCCCTGACTGTGCTGTTTAGTAGGGTAGCCTGTC